GGGGGAGTTAGACTTTGCAATGATGCTATTTCTTCTGTCAATGCCACCATGCTATCTTGTGGGTTAGCGTTCCCTTCGTTGTTTAATCCTATATCCATGTTGTACCTCCTAAGGTAAAGATAATTAATACACCTACATAAAAACATCGTCGCTATGCCTTGGCTTGCGACGTCTTGTGTCTTATCCGAGCTTGGTTCCACTGGTTCCGCTTGGTTCCACCTAAATGTGAAAGTCGTGGAACCGTGGGAATAGCATAGGAATGCGGGTTGTACGAAGACATTGGTCTTGGTTCCATTGGTTCCATTAAAATTATGTTAAAGAAAAGATATCCTATAACAACGGTCCACGGTCGATTTGTAAGTGTACAACTCTCCTGACGTGGAACCGTGGAACCATTCGTGGTCTAAACGCATGCAAACCTATATAGATAATAGGATAAGCATGGTTCCATTAGTTGGTTCCACTTGGGGAAAAGCCGTGGAACCGATGGAACATTGCGTAGTGACCACGCACATCGATGCATGCACGCACGCAATCGATGATAGTAATGATAGTAGTTGATGATAGTAAGGACATAGGTGTAGGGACCGAAGCCCCTATATTGTTAATGAATCGTTGTATTGAGTAGTACAATAATCTTACCGAATCCTAAAGTTATGAACCCAAACAATAACCAAAGCGCCATCTCGAATAGTGATTGCTGTCCTTGGTAGTTTATGAAGTCTAATGTCAAGACTGTGAATAACACTAACGATACTGTGAATATAGTTAGTGTTAGTGCGTTAGATATTATCTTACTCATATGTTTAGTTCTGCTTGCCTAGGTGATACCTTGTTCATATCTTGTACCTCTTGGATCTGTTGCCATTGCTCGACAGTGAACTTAGTTTGCTGTCCTTCGTAGCCTGCCATGAATTCTTTAGCGATAGCATTGAGTCTTGGTGTAGCCTTAGCTGTTATGATGTTGATAATAGTACCCATTGTTCTAACACTTGCGCCTGTTGCTCTACCTGTTAGTCTGGTAGTTGTATTTAATATTTTCATGTTCTATGTACTCCTAGTACGTATAATTAATATACTTATACAAGAACAACGGTCAATGAGCCTTGGCTCATGGCCGACTGACCTAGCGACGAGTCTGCGAGTCAAGATCTGATAAAAATCAAAACAAGGTTCCAATGGTCGAAACGGAAAAAGGTATATGGAAAACGGAAAAAGGGGGAGGGGCTACTCTGAGAACGGGAGGGGAGAAGATGCGAGGGCGATATGGTATAGTATTTTTCATAAAAAAATTATTTTAAATTTTTATGTCGAACAAGACCTGTAAAAGATGCCAGGTAAAACTCCCCATAAAAGAGTTTGAAAAACGAAAAACAACTGCTGGAAATGAGTACACGAGAACTGTTTGTAAAACGTGTCACATGGACAAGATTAACAAAGCCAGAAGTGCCGACCCAAAATATTATCTCAAAAATCTACATAGCCAATTAAAATACTCCCGTAAGAAAGAAGGTATCAAATGGACGTTGACCGTGGACCAAGTATCATCATTATGGGATCAACAAGAAGGACTATGTGCCACCACCGGTTTATATATGACATGGCATAAAGGAGGAGATAAGCGAGATCTAAATGTCTCTTTAGATAGAATAGATCCCCAAGGACCCTATACAATTGTCAACGTTCAGCTAGTTTGTCACCGTGTAAATCTAATAAAACACACCCTACCAGAAGACGAATTATATTGGTGGTGTAAAAATATAGTGACAAACAAAGAGAAATACTAATATAATCATAACTTATATGTCATTATTACATGAAGAAATATCACAAACGGTAACGCCTGAAGAAAGGGCGGACCTACAATCTCACTTTCCATATGCCGGGGTAAAGCTAAACGAGCTTTCGGTACAGGAAGAAAGACTACTGTTATTTCATCTAAGAGGGATGTCAAAAGCAGCCGCGGGCCGTGCGGCCGGCTACTCTGATATGGATAATGTTTACGCTGCTTTTAAACGCCCAAAAATGGAACTAGCGCTCGAATACTTGAGAAGAGAGATGCGAGAAGAAGTGAAGTTCGACAGAGTTGCAGCTACAAGTATGTACTTAGAAGCGCATAGAAAATCGGCGAATGCTACAGAAGAAAAGAACGTAGTTGATTCGCTCTGTAAATTGCACGGGTTATTTACCCCAGAGAACGCCACCCAAATAAATATTAATGTGGAAAACGTTAAGCAACTTGAACAACTATCCGATGGGGAGTTGCTGAAGATGGCGGGCGTGGACCAGAAATATTTAGAGCCTTCAAATGACAGAGACGACGATTAAAGAATTTAAGTTTAAAGACTTCATGACTGAAGAGTTACAGGTTAAAGTCGGGAGAAAAAGAATCTGGGTGTACGAAGATGTGCGTACCGAGCTACAACAATTAGCCACGGTCCACGGTCTCGATCCAGAGTTGTTGGCAGAGTATTTTATAAAGTTGGGGATTAACACCGTCAAACATGAATCGGAAGCTCCGGTAAAGTTTGACATAGAGCACCTTAAATGACACAAAAAGTAGAATGTTATAAATGCCTTAAACTTTTAGCGGATAACCTAGTGTTGCCGAAAGGGTTGTGTGTGTATTGTGCGGCTGACGAATCTGACCAGCTCCCGGATTCTCCGAAACAAAAAGCGGAAGTTCAGCATAAGCAAGTCCAAGAATCTTTAAATATAAAAGCAGAGCAAGAATTAGCCAGTCGTATTTTGTCACGTAAACGTTTGCTCCCTTTTGTAGAAAAATTTAATCCAGATTATCAAGCAGGTTGGGTCCACAAGGACATATGCAAAAGGTTAGAAAAATTCAGCGATGATGTAGCTAATAAAAAGTCACCACGGTTGATGCTCTTTATGCCGCCTCGTCATGGTAAATCCACGTTAGCCAGTATAGCGTTCCCTGCTTGGCATATAGGTCGACATCCGAATCAAGAGTTCATTAGTTGTTCTTATTCTGGGTCCTTATCAATGACTTTTTCTAGAAAAGTACGTCAACTTTTAAGAGAACCATTGTATAAGAAAGTGTTCGAGAATACCAGACTAGATGCTGATTCGCAGTCAATTGAGTCGTGGTTGACCACGTCCGGCGGCGGGTATGTTGCGGCCGGTGTTGGTGGTGGTATTACAGGTAAAGGTGCCCACGTTTTAGTTATCGATGACCCAGTAAAAAACAGAGAAGATGCAGAGTCCGAGAACAATAGAGAATCAACATGGGATTGGTACACATCTACCGCCTATACACGTTTGGCCCCCGGTGGAGGAATACTAGTTATTCTTACGCGTTGGCACGATGATGACTTAGCGGGCAAACTACTTACGGCAGAAGCAAATGGAGCAGATGCCTGGGAAGTAGTTAAGTACCCCGCAATCGCTGAAATGGACGAAGAATTTAGGGAAGAAGGCCAAGCATTACATGAAGACCGCTACGACGTACCTTCTTTAGATAGAATACGAAAAGCCATTGGTCCTAGAGACTGGTCAGCTTTATATCAACAAAATCCGGTATCCGATGACGGCGATTACTTCACCCGGGAGATGATTCAGTATTACGACAGGAATGATATAGAACAAGACCAATTACGTTTCTACTGTGCGTGGGATTTGGCCATCGGGCAGAAAGATAGAAATGATTATACGGTAGGTATTGTAGTTGGCGTAGATGAGTATGATAATATGTATATTGTCGATGTTGTCCGTGGTAAGTATGACGGTTTTGAAATAGTAGAAAAGATTTTAGATCTGTATGAAACGTGGCGACCGGGAATCGTGGGTATAGAAAGAGGACATATCGAAATGGCCATTGGACCATTTTTGCAGAAAAGGGTTGCCGAGAGGGGCCTTCATGAAGCATACTTTAAGGACTTAAAAGTAGGTAGGCGAGATAAAGAAGCAAGGGCAAGAGCGATACAGGGTAGAATGCAACAAGGCATGGTATACTTTCCTAAAGACGCTATTTGGACGGGCCCATTAGTTGCGGAACTTTTGCGTTTCCCAAACGGTACACATGATGACCAAGTTGACGCTATAGCATGGATAGGATTAATGATGACTGAGTTTGCGGTAAATTTTCAAGGGATAGATTACGCTCCGTCGTGGAGAGATAAACTTAGGCACGTAGTTAAGGATAACAAGAAGAAAACCGCAATGGGCGCATAATGGCATATAAGAAAGTAAAAAAGAATCTATCAAAAGGTGAAGAACTTACACTAGCCAAACAACAATGGAACTCTTATACAAGAGCTAGAGATAACGGGCATGATGACTATATAGACATGGCCAAAAAATGCGACGCTTTTTACAGGGGCGACCAATGGGATGAAGCCGACATGAGCGTGTTGGATGATCAAGGGCGACCAGCTCTAACTGTAAATACTATTCTTCCTACTATTAATGCAGTGCTCGGTGAGCAAAGTCAAAGAAGAGCAGATGTAGAATTCAAACCAAGGGGTGGCGGCAAACAAGACATAGCCGACGTCCTAACTAAAGTATACAGACAAATAGCAGACAACAACAAGTTGGACTGGTTAGAGTCGTCAGTTTTTTCTGATGGACTTATTCAAGATAGGGGATGGTTCGACGTACGTATAGATTTTGCGGATCACGTAAATGGAGAAGTAAGAGTAACAGCCAAAGACCCTTTAGATATTCTCATAGATCCTTCAGCCAAAGATTACGACCCAAAAACTTGGAACGAGATATTTGAAAGCAAGTGGATGAGTTTAGATGAGATAGAAGAACTGTACGACCAAAAACAAGCAGACAAGTTAAGAATGATAGCCGAGATGGGCAGTACCTTAGGCGCGGACTCTATGGAGTACGAAGAAGAAAGGTATGGGGATCTAGACGAAAATGAGTACGGACAAGATTACCCAGGGGACCCTGATAATGCCCGCGCACTTAGATCTATTAGAGTTATAGAAAGACAATACTACAGATTAAAAGATTGCACGTTTTATGTAGATCCTGTAACAGGCGACCAACGACAGGTTCCATATAACTGGAGCAAAAGAAAGAGAGAACAATTTGCAGATCAGTATGGCCTTGACATAGTAGAGAAAAAAATGCGAAAGGTACGTTGGACTGTAACAGCCGACACAGTTGTACTGTTTGATGACTGGTCTCCTTATGATCATTTTACATTAGTGCCTTACTTCCCATATTTTAGAAGAGGGAAACCTTTTGGAATGGTTCGTAACCTACTATCACCACAAGAACAACTAAACAAAATTACTTCGCAAGAACTACATATAGTTAACACAACTGCCAACAGCGGTTGGGTAGTAGAGGGCGGATCGCTGTCTGGTATGACAGCAGATGATTTAGAAGAACACGGAGCCCAAACAGGGTTAGTACTAGAGTACAACAGGGGTTCAACTCCACCTTCAAAAATACAACCTAATCAAATACCAACCGGGTTAGATAGAATAGGGCAAAAAGCCGCAAACAATATAAAAGCAATTAGTGGTATATCAGATTCTATGTTGGGCACAGATAGCGCAGAAGTTTCAGGCGTTGCTATACAAGCAAAACAAAACAGAGGAACATTGATGATACAAGTTCCTTTAGATCATTTACAAAAAACTAGGCAATACCTAGCAGAGAAAATTTTAAATTTGGTTCAGGCTTATTACACAGAAGAAAGAGTATTACAAATAACGGATGAATCAGACCCATACAAACCTAGAGTTCCATTGGCAGTAAATCAAATGACACCAGAAGGGGAAGTTATAAATGACCTTACTTTGGGCGAGTATGATGTAATAATAGGAACAGCTCCTGCTAGAGATAACTTTGATGAGATGCAGTTTGCTGAAGCTATTGCTTTACGTAGCGCAGGCGTTCCAATACCTAATGACTTAATAGTAGAGTATTCACATCTTTCACGTAAGGCAGATGTGGCTCAAAGAATTAGACAACAGGAAGGAACAGCTCCTCCAACAGAAGAACAAATACAATTACAACAGTTCCAAATGGAATCACAAATCAGAAGTACGCAGCTTGAGATAGCTAAGCTAGAAGCTGAAGTAACTAGACTTCAAACCGAATCAGCACTCAATGTTGCTAAGACACAAGCAGCCGAACAGGATCCACAGTTGAAGGTTGCTGAATTACAGAGTAAGATACAGACTAAACGAGAAGAGCTCGATTTACGTGAAAAACTTTCTTCGCTTACTAACGATATGCGTAAGAATCAAAGTGACACCGCGGCAGCAGTTAAAATGGCTACCGCAGCTATGAAACCTACAGGAGGTAACAACAATGGCTAAAAAAGAAACTACAGCTAACGCTGACGATAAACTAATACTGGACGCTATGCCCGGAGCAGATCCTATATCTGACGCGGACGCCGCACCATTTGAAGTAGACTTAAACTTCGACATACCCGACGAGGTAGAATTTCCCAAGGAGGATGAAATTGAAGAAATCTCAGAAAATGAACTCACGACTACTCCTGAAGAAATGGAAGAGAAAGCAGGAGAGCAAGAAGAAACAGCAGACACTGCAGAAACACAAGTTGAAACAGAAGAAGAGCTGGATGATGAAAGCGAAAGCGATACACAGCAACCTGTACAATCAGATGAAGGAGAAATTACTGAGCCAGTAGTAGAAGACAAGGCTCCTATGGTACCTAAATCTAGATTAGATGAAGTTTTAGCTAAACAAAAAGCTTTACAGAAACAATTAGACGAATCTAACGCCGCTAACAAGCAAGTGTTAGAGAATGCGCCAGAATATGACTTTACTACTCGAGAATTGGAGTACCAAAACTTAGTATTAGACGGGGAAGCCGAAAAAGCCGTCGAACTTAGGAATGAAATAAGGAATGCAGAGAAAGAACAGTTTATGTTTGAAGTGCAATCTAAAATGGGAGAGACAGTACAGCAAAGTCAGGAAAATACAGCCCTACAAGCTAAAGCTTTAGAGTTACAAACATCATTTCCTCAACTAGATGAGAATAGTGACGTTTACAACGCGGAAGTTACTCAAGAAGTTATGGATTTACGCGATGCATTTATGATCCAAGGCTTTACTGGGGCGGATGCGCTAGATAAAGCTGCTAAATATGTAGTTGCACCCATATCTCAAGCACAACAAAGCGTTCCTAGTATTAATCCGCAGACAAAAGTGGCTCAAGAAAAGAGAAAAACGGCTACTGTAGCTAAAAAACTACAAGCAGCAGACTCCCAACCACCTACTATGTCAGGAGAAGGGGCTGCTCTTAAAGCAGACAAGAAAATAGATTTAAAAGTGTTATCAACTGATGAATTCGACGCACTTCCCGCAGAGACTTTAAGAAGAATGCGTGGAGATTTCGGATAAACTGTGATATAACATAAGTATTCGTCTACTGATACGATAGTCAGTGCTGGTCGTGCAGCTAAAAACTCGTATTCGTCTGTCTTGACGTTAATCTGGCTGAGTTCACCTCGTAAAAGTATGGATACGTTTCCCCAACGACAAAGGGTATACGGATAAATGGTCGCTCCAAAAGTCGACTGGTTATTAAATTTTTTTAAAGGATATTTATCATGGCAAACACAAACTTTGCTGCGCTTACCAGTGAACAATTAACGATCTGGTCGCGTGATTTTTGGCGTGTCGCAAGAAATATGTCTTTCATTAACCAATTCGCAGGTAGCGGATCTAACGCAATGGTTCAGAGAATATCTGAACTTACTCAATCAGAAAAAGGAGCTAGAGCCGTTTTAACGCTTTTAGCCGATATGACTGGTGACGGTATCGTTGGAGACAATACTTTAGAGGGTAATGAAGAGTCATTAAGAGCTTTCGACATTAATGTACAATTGGATCAACTAAGATTCGCTAACAGACTTTCAGGCAGACTTGCTGATCAAAAGTCAGTTGTGAACTTTAGAGAACATTCAAGAGACGCTCTTGCTTATGCAATGGCCGACAGAATGGATCAATTAGCGTTTTTATCTCTAGCAGGTATAGGCTATACACTAAAGAATAATGGAGGACTAAGACCTGTAATGAATTCAGGACAGAATCTTGGCGATCTAGCTTTCTCAAGCGATATAACTGCTCCTACGTCTAACAGACATAGAAGATTTGATGCTACTAATGGTATCGTAGCTGGTGATGTTACTGCAACTGTTGC